GGCTAGTGTCAACCCCCCGATGGAGTTGTCAGGATAATTAAGTATACAATAAAAAAGGGCGAGTGAATACCCGCCCTTTGAAAAAGATGTTTTCAACTTTATGCGCCTGGAGAACCAAACACACAGCGTGGATCTGAGAAGCCGAAGCTGTAACGCTCACGAGCTTTGTATCTCATGTTACCTGTGTCAAAGTCTGGGTCCATTGCAGTTGTCAAAGCCATACGCTCAAAGTGCTTAAAGCCATTTGGTGCGTCTGTCTTCAAGAAGAATGCATCTGTATCTGTTAGGTAGTCATTAACTACATAACCATTAGGAAGCATCCCCATTGACTTCAGAGCGTTTACATCATTGTCTGATGTTCCAACACGAAGGTTAGAAACAAGCAGACGTTCTGCAACAAACTGAAGCTGACGTGGAACAATTAACTTCATGCCGCGAAGAGCAATGATTAAGCCACGCTCGTCAACGAAACCAGCGATGTTGATCAGAGCGTCTTCCAAAGAAGTTTCATTCAAATCAGCAGCAGTTGAAGGTTCGTTAGCAAAGGTGCCACCATTTGTTAGCGGGTGTGATGCATCACACAAAGCAACACCGTCACCACCAGCATTTGCGCCAGCACTAAAAGCATTGTTTAAGATAGATGCAGCCTTAACCTGCTTGGTGTGCGCCATAGAACGAGCTAGTGCACGAGTGTAACGAGCACCAAGACGATCATAAAGATTGTCTTCTACAGCTTCTTCAGTGATTGAGAAGGCCATAGCCACTGTCTCGTGATTGTAACGAGCAGTGTATGCTTCATTCGCATCATCAAATGACACGCCTGAACCTTCACTTTTTACAGGAGCCGCTCCGAATCCTGACAACATTACCTCTTCTTCAAACGCCCGGTCTGATGACTCGGTGTCAAAGATTTCCGCATGCTGCCCTTCGTAGCGGTCATATTCCATGCCGAACAGAGCGTTAAGACCAGGCTCTAGTTCTTTGGCGAGTTGTGCTCTAGAAATAGCCATTACCTACACTCCCTACGAAATTGCCGCTTCAGAATCAGCCTGAAGCAGTGCGTGATTATTAAGCATCACAATCATAGAAATGCCAGCAGCAGCAAAGTCTTCGTTGTCAACATCCTCTTGAATACCAACAATCTTCAAAGGAAGAGAGAGGTTTGACGAATCAAGAGTTGCAACATCCATCTTTGCACTGGAGATTCCTGTGGTTGTGCTACCACTTGCGCCACTATCTAACCGCGTATTTTCAAAAATAGCAGCTATAGCAGTGGCTCTATCGGTAAATGTAGCATCCGTTGCAATTATGAAACGCTGCATCGGGTTATCATACACAAAACCAACAATGTCGAAGTTTGTGTCTGCACCTGATCCAGGCCATGTGTTTGAGAACACTCTTTTACCTGTAGTTGAGGATACATACTCACATCCAGCAAAAACGCCAAGAGGAGCTTCGGTGTCCGCAGTAGCAGAACTAATGACGATTTCACCGCCATTGTCGCACTTAACTATTGAACCCTGAAAGATCGCGCTTGCGCCGCTGTCAATGAAGTATGCATTAGTACCGGAAGTAGCAGGAGTGCTACCAGCAGTATTAATCGGCTTTAGGCCGAAGGCAACATTTGCATTTGCCATTGCTTACTCCTTGTTTAACCAAGAGGGCTAGGGTTTTTCCTTGCCCCCAAATGATACACGACTTTGCCTATCATTATGAATAGGCATTGAGGGGTGTTGTTCCCTCATAAGGTTTTGATCGACGGCATCCATTTGTGTGCGGGTCTGCTCCCGAAAATATTCAGTTCGTTCTTCTACCGTTTCTTCTGGGATTCGCGCCAACATTAGGCCACCAACCCCTATTACACCTGCGTGTTGACCATCCTCAATTGTTGGGTATCGACCCGATAACTCAGGATATTCGTCAGCACGAACAGGTTCCCACCCTTCTCGTAACTTAGAAGAAACATTCATTTTATCATCTTCCCCCCGAATAGAGGTACGAATCCAGCGATGAACATATCCCTCCGGAGGCTCTGGAGCCTCTAACTTAGAAGGTGGTGCCCAAGGCTTGCGCCTTGTGGACTTTGCACGAGTTTGCGAGTCCCGTGAAACTCTTTTTGTAGAATCAGTCATTCTCTTACTCCTTAACATACTTAGCGTATTCTTCGAGCGGAACATTCAACCGCTTTGCAATCGCTATCTGCGACGGAGTCAGCTTGACTGTTCTGCGCCCCTTAGTTGACTTCGACCGTGAGGCCGTGGACTCAGCAGAAGCGACTCTGGGTCCTGTATCGTTTTGAGAAGGAGAACCAAACTTATGTGGAAACTCTTTTCTAATGCGATTGTCAAGTTCAGTATAGTACTCATCGGACTGCGGGTCAAACCCCTCATCCTCAATTAATTGCCTATGTAGTCCAAAAGCAGCGTATGTCATAGGTTGATCAGAGCCAAACCACTCGTTTTTTTCTGCCCATGCTTCGGCTTTTGGGTCTGGTTTTTGTGGCTGTTGAGCCTGCTGTGGCTGTTGAGCCTGTGGTTCTTCTGCTGGTTGTTGTGCTTTTTGCTCTTGTTTTCGCTTTGCTTGGTCCAGTTGAGCTTGGTCCAAAGCAAGTTTACTTAGATTTTTTTGCGCCTCAAACATGGCCTCAGAGTCACCATCATCATACGCTTTCTGATATGCCTGTTTTGCTGCTTCTATCTGAGAATCAACTCGTGTGCCAAACTCACTTGTGTAAGATTGATCTAAGGAACTCAATCTTTGTTTAAGCTCATCATTCTGTTTCTTTACCGCTTCTGCAAATTCAACAGCAGCTAACCGTTGAGCTTCTTCGTCTCTATACTTCTTTGTTAGTTTACTAATTCTTTGCTGAACATTCTTAGAATACTCTTGAAGCTCTCCTTCGTTTGAAGCTTCTTGTTTATCCTGTTCTTGTTCCGGCTGTTCAGAGGTTTCTTCAGAAACTTTTACTTCCGTCTCTTGCTCCTGCTCTTCGGCTTCCTCAACAATAATTTCTTTTTCTTCAACTTCTTGCTGTAATGCGTCGGTGGACATTATGCCGCTCCATACGTTTTGATATCGTCAGGATCAACGATGGTTGCAATGACTTCATCGTCATTGATAATTCTCACTTCGCCGCCCTCAATCTGGAATCGAGAACCAGCGTAGCGTCCAATACACACCCAATCACCTTCTTTGCACCACGCTTCACCGCCAAACTTATCATGATCTTGATAAGCCAAAGGACCTATCTTAACCACATAAGCAACTACGGTTGCGCGTGACTCACGCTCTCTTGTTTGATCGGGAACATATACCCCAGAGTCAGTTTTATTACGACCCATGTACGGCATGACAAGTAATCGCCATCCGGTAGGCTGTGGTATTCTTTCTGTCAGGGTTTTTTTCTTTGCTTCTTTCTCGGCTTTTTCTTTTGCCTGTCGTTGAGCAAGAACATAGTCAGGTACTATCAGCGTCATTGATATACTTCGCCTTTTCTAGCAGGGCCTTCATTTCATCAAGAGCGAAGGTGACACCCTGTATTTCACCAACTCTTGCGCGGTAGTCTTCAATATCTGTTATACTACCGCTGGTTATAGAGACACTAATGTCTTGTATGCGATTATTCAAGACCTTTTGATATTTGTTTATAAATTCGTATATGTCCACTTTTAAAACCAATATGTACGTTTAATCGTAACAAAAACAGGGGCAGAGAAATTTTAACTAGCCGATCCCAACCCAATCTCTGCCCTTTTTACACTGTTTAGCTAAACATCCTAAATAAATTATCAAGACCAAGGCTTTTGCCTTGCAGTGGGACGTTGTACTCAATGTGACCGCCAGTTAGGCCACGTTTTAAATCGCCCTCTGGAGTAAATTTTATAGTTCCATCACCGAGGTTAAATTCTAGAGGGTCATCCTGAATAAACTGAAGCATTGGGTTGATATACTGACTTGCGTCAGAAACAAGGTTGGGGTTATCTCTTAATCCGTCTTCTCGCTGACTGTTTTGTATACTCCCGTCAAATGTTAAAAATTCTTGGTCTGATGTCAGCGGAGCAGGAGTTCTTGTGTCGATAATATCTTCTCTAGTTTCTTGAACTGGTGCTCGTGGACGAGACGGCGGAGCATCAGGAAGAGGGTTCAATGTATCAGAAATAAATTCTCTACCTTTAGACAATGCGTCAGTAAACAAGCTGAAGGGGCCGCTTCTTAAATCCTGATTTGCTCTTGGGTCTCGCTCTGGGTCGTAACTCGTACTTTCCATAGGAGCGTATGTTGTACCCGGAGTGGGAAGAAAACTTGCGCCCGGTATAGCCGAGCTTAAAAGACCTTCTGCGGTTGTTGTTTCTGGGACCTGTGCACGAAGCTCACCCTGCACCGTCATCTCACCTTCAGGGCTACCGAACAGTTTACCAAAACCTTTTTTTTGTGCATACTCTGGCTGTTGGTCAAAGTTCATATACCTGTCGAAACCAATGTCCAAAAGGTTCTGTGCTTGAGCAGGATCCATATTATAGTTGACCCTGTCTGCGCCAAAGATACCGCTAAACAGACCTGTGTTTCCGTAAGGGTTTTGAAGACTTCTGCCTGTTTCTGTTTTGTACCTTTCGTAAGCTTCGCTGTTGCGATAGTCGCCCATGCCAGAAAGTCTTTGCTGACGTTGTTTATCTGAGGCTGACGGCATAGAAAAAGTAAACCCTCGACCAGGGATATACTCTTGTTTTGCTTTGGTTAAGCTAATTCCTTGTCCGGGAACATAACTGTCACCGCTATCACCGCTATCACTAGAAAATGAGGGTCCTTGTTGACCAGTGGGTTTGCTGTCATAGTTTTGACCACCCCCACGAGCGTCGGCTCCACCACCTTCAAAATCAGCGAAATCATCACCAAAATCAGACATTATCTCAACTTCGTTGCTCTAGGGTTACCCATGTATGCTCGGCCCATGCCACGGACAAAAGCACCGTCAGCAGCCTTAATAACTTTTTCGTCATCACCACGACGCTTTAACTTTTTGCCTTTGCCTAGCATTACATTGGGATCCACTTCCTCCATCATAGGAACTTTTGGAGCGAAACGAGTCCCACCTTTTTTAGGAATATGTTTGCGCGCACCGCTTGGAGTTTCACCTTCAATTTTTGCTTTAGCTTTAGCTTTGCTCATGATAATAGAACCTTTATCTACTTTGCGACGACCTTTTTCAACCAGCTTTTTTGCTTGATCGTATGGAATACCGAGGTCATCAGCAAATTGTTTAATCCGTGTCATGTCTCTATCCTACACTATTTTTTTCTAGTCAACCAGCTTTACAATATACTCTTTGCCATCAATGCCCGTAGCTACTTCTACTTCGCGCTTCTCACAAGAGTAACGAGTATCTTTTTTGTCCTTCCAACCATTCCGTTCTATCTGACGTTTCATTCTTAAACAATCAGACATGCTCATCGGTCCAGTGTGTTCTATAACGCCACCACTTAAATACAGCAACAATGTCATTGTTTTAATTACCACCGTTTCTAAGCTTCTCTAGGTTTTCTTCCAAACTTGTAATGCGACGCTCGTAAAAATCTAATGTTAACTTCTGCTGTTGATCAAAAGGAGCCTTACCGCTTTCTATATCTGTTTGCAATTTTTCCAACTCACCAGCCAAATGCTCTATTAGCATGTATTGTTCTGAATCAGCCGGGAGGCTCCCCATCTCTCCCCTCGGCCACTTTATTCTGAACTCTGTATTATGCTTAACATTAGACTCCATCATTGTGATGTTTGTTTCTATCTGATTAAGACGTTCTATGATCCCAAAATATGCCCAAGTTGCTAGTGATGCCGCTGCAACCATGCTTATGATGTTTCGTAAAGGTAGTGCTACCTCTGTATTTTCATTTAACTTTGCAGGCATTAATTACACACTTCTTTTCCAGCACAGTCTTTAGGAAAGCATTGGATGTTCATCTTAAAATACTCGTTGTCATAGTTTGCCTTCCACATGTCTTTTTGTAACAAACTGTAACATTGGTCTTGAGTAAAAGATTGTTGCAAAACTATTTGATTGCCAACATAAACCCATTCGGCACCCGTGTGTCCCCACATCGAAATGACAAGGACAAACTCTTTCATTTTTCTGAGTTCAGCCACACAGCCAGACTGCCTGTCATGGCCCCCGTGACCACCGATATCAGCGAAGCCTGCTGTGTTGTTAAATCCGGCTGCGAAAGTGCCCACTCAATACAGCGTATGTAAACGCCTGTCATGCACAGCATCATGAAACGTGGTAGTATTTTTAGCTCTAACAGCTTCCTTGCTACTTCTTCCGCACTCATCAGAAAACACCTTTAACTATTACTTCTTTCTAAATTTATCTACGCCCTTGATTCCTAGTGCCGCTGATATTGTAAGGAAAACTAGGTATGTATACCACTCAGGAAGCTCGTTCAAACGGTCAAAACCATTTTTAACAATCTGTTCCATTCCTGGAATGAAGACTAAAATTAAGGGAATTAGTATAATTACCGTGACGATTTCATCTTTGACACTGGATTTTGTAGACTCAGCCATAATCAATTCCCACTTGGAATCGTGAGTGGCTGCGGTTTTCATTATCTCCGCTTTCGCTTCCGCCTCAGTTTGCGCAAGAGTTGCCTTCGCCTTTTGCTTGGAAACTTGCCCCTCAACAAAAGATCCAGCCAATGAAGCAATGGGTCCAATAAGAGCCTGAAACAAATCACTGTCTCCTCTTCAAGTCAGCTTGTGTATCAATTCTATACACGTTTACTAGGTTACGGTCTTCAGCAATCTGCTGCTGCAAATTCTGCCGCTGCTTTGCTAAATCGTATGATTGCATCAGTTTAGCCTGATCAATCTGGAAGTCCATCGCATCGTTCATCGCTTTGCGTTGAATCTCTTGCGTATCGTTCTCCAGTTCCTGCTGACGGATAGCAACAAGCGGGTCTGGCTGCTGTGGTGGTGTAAGAAGCGGAGCTAACTGTTCTGTCGTATCCGCAATCTGCTGTGCAACCGCAGCTTCAAGAGCAGCGGGGTCAATCTGTGGTATCATCTCGCCACGGGCCTGTGCTTCCTGAACCACGCCGTTGAACATCTCCTGTACCAAATCACGAGCATGCATAGCCACATGCTGCTGAACATGAGACTGCAACATCATAAAGGCTTGCGGGTTAGAAGCAGTGGCTGGCTGTTGCAACATAGCAGCATGAACACGGATGTGTGCAATGTGGTCCTGCTCTGGAAACGCCTGAATCATCTGACCAGACAACACGTTTGCATTTTCCATGCCGGGGTCCATCGGGGCCGGGGGTTGTGGTGGCGGCAGAATGTTATCAATGTTTTTGATATCCAATGCATCATACATACGCCGATAGGCTTCATACATATTGTGCATCTGCGGTGCAGCTTGTGCTAACTGAAGCTGTGTCTGTGCCAGCGACAGTCTCTGCGCCATAGAAAAGATCGACGGGTCGGATACTGGGAGAACGTCTACCCGCCCGTCGAAATCCTGCGCCATAATAGTGGGCGGAATATTTGGCCCAATTGCATAAGGATATGGCACGGGATTAAGGGAGAAGATTTCAGAAAGTAACCTAAACTCGTTTTTCTGTGCGTAATGCAGACGCTTGTGAATGCTGCTGATTACTTTTGAACCCTGCTCGATGAGAGCCACTGTTGTACCAACTGGAGCTTGCGAATTAACGTCAGCGACCTTTGAGTCTGCCACTTGTGCAAATCTTCTGCCAGAGTCAACAACAACTCCCAGAAGTTGGGCAAGCGTTCCAGATGGTTCTTTGTAAGGCAAAGGAATAATGGCGTTACGAATATCCCCACCAGGAGCGTCAAGATCGCGGAACTCACCAGGATTAACAGGCTCATCATCATTGCGAATGCGAACACCACGAGCCTTGAAACCACCCGGTAAATTTGAGAGAGTTCCCGCATCAATAAGCTGACGTAGTATTGAAGTTGCTGCACGAGACAGCCCTCCTATCATATGAAGTAGGCCAAAGCCATAAAAACCAAAACCAGGCAAAAACTTATAATGAACAAAGAACTGACGCTTCCGACGGAGAATGTCCGTCTCACGCCAGTTACGAACGACTGACAGAATCTGTCCAGATCCCTCATCCATTGTAACGATGTAAGGTAACTTAATCCCTGTTGCCTCACCCATCTGGTCCATATCCTCAAATCCCTCAAGGTCCAAGTCCACATGGACTTCATGTACCGTGTACATTTCATCAGAGTAACCCGGACGGAGACCCTGAATATCATCAGACTTACCGCGTATTGTTGAATCTGCCTCCTCGTCCTCAGAAGCTGAGAGTGATACGTCACGATATATACCTCCTACTTGTAGCTTTCGGATATCGTTCTCGCTCATGCGAACAACGTGAGTGTATCGCTCCGCTGTCTGTAAATCAGTCGCGCTGTACGGTACAATCAAATCTTCGGCAGGCACAAACTTCGACACAGCCCTCTGACGGACAGGGTCAAAATAAACCTTCTTGAACGTAGAACCCGTAATCGGTAAATAGAAAAGCATCTGATCTGTGTCCAGATCATACTCCTCCATAACCTCAGTAATTTGATAATTCATAAAATCCTTGACCCGCTGGGCCTGATCTTCAACCTCCTTGGTCTGCTGACCAACTATCTGTGTCTTTACAGGACCACCCGGCGGGAGCATTTCCTTGTACGCCTGTGCCTGAAACTGAGTTACAGCCTCCGATAACAACGGATGTGTTACACCAGACGCACCCATAAACGGCTCGTTCCGCTCTTCATAATTAATGCCCAACAGCGTTAAACCCCTGGCAATCGCCTCCTCCCACTCTTCACGAGAAGACTTGTCTTCATCAATCTTGCCACTAAGGTCCGAGGACAAAGATCCAAGGATCGAGTCGTCTAGTACTTCAGCCAAGTTCGCATTGTGATTGTAAACTTCTGCCTCAACCTCAACCATCTCCTCATTACCTGCAAGCATGATGCCCTCTGGTAAATCATCGATTAACGGAAGTTGGACCTCGGTCATTTGTTCTTCTGCTGTCATGCCTGGGCCGCCTGGACCCATAGCCATTTCTACTGCTGTTGGTGGTAGTGCCATTAGTTAAACATCCCTAGTAACCGTTCCATGATTGTGGGGTCAGCAGCTTTCATGCTGATACCTCTTTCCTTCAACGCCTGTTCCGCCGCTTTGTCCACTGCCTTAAATTTATCTTTTTCGGCCTCGGCACCTGATCGTTGATAAAATCTATAGTCAGACCTAGAAAGAGGTTCGGCGAAAACGCCTCGTCTAGCAGCAGCGCGTCCCTGTTGATAGTTCATCATTGTCTCTTCTTCATCCAAAGGCATGCGGGTAAACTGACCTTTTTCTTTTTGAAGATAACGCATACCAAGATGAGAAAGCTCTTCCGCCAAAACAGTCATAGCTTTTCCTTGGGCTGTTTTTGTATCGTATTTAGTTCTCCCTGACGGGAAACTGCCATCAGGTTCAGGAGCATGACCCGTGTCATAATAAACAGTGCTTCCCTTTTCAGGAGGAAGAAGTGACTCAATTCCTTGCTTCTGCAAAACTTTTTCAAAACCAGGAGCATATTTGTCCATGTCAGCCGCCGTTACAAATTCGGCAAAGCCCGGTGCTCTCGTGTCGCTGTACTCTTCCGACGGCAGCATCACCCCAGAAAAACCTTTGCCCGTATAGGTGTCAAAACCTTCAGGTCCAGTTCTCATGCCAGCGAGGATTTCCCCTGCTCCGACACCGTCAATCTTTACACCACGCTCTAATAAATCCAGAGCAAGCCTAGCCGACGGATTATCTCGAACATATGGATCAGCCTTTGCTCGTAACTCAAGAAAAGCCATCTGTTCAAGTTGCTTCTCGGTCTTCTCATCAAACTCTGGGACCTTGAGTTTCTTTTTCTCTTTGGCAGTTTTAGCCATTAATAATATTCCCGCTTCCTTGGAACGTAATCGTCTTCAAACTCTTCGCCGTCAAGCCTGACAAACCCGCCTTGGCGAAAGCGCATCAATGCCATAGTCATGCTATCACAAAAGTCATCATGGTCGCCATTAGGAAATGATGCAACCTCTTCAATGACCTCATCAGCAAATTTCTCCCCAGAAGGATACCACACTTTACCAGATTCAAAAATAGGCGAAACAATATGCATACGAGCAGTCTTATCAAGACCACCACCCCTCCGACGACCAGGGCTAAACGTGGCAACAGGAAGATTCAGTAACCTCATCTCATCTGCCAAAGACTGACCCGAAGCTTTCGCCTCAATCAACATCAACTCCGGGTCCCAATACTCAAACTCCTCCTTCGCTATCGTCTTTAACTCCGGAAAATTCCACCTACCCTTCTTCGCATCCAGTAAAATAAGATGCTCCTCACCCGTGCGGTACGGCCTAAATACCCCCCATGTCGTAATCGCAGAGTAATCCGCCGTCTCTTTCTTGCTATAAGCCGTGTCATACGACTGAATAATGTAATCAAGCTCCGGAATGTCGTCCTCTTCCCACTCTTTCCACCACTCGCGCTTGACC